TTGAATAATAGCTCCACGTTTTGCATCTGCAAAAAATCTATCAAATCCCCATTGAACATAACTCTCAGGATTAAAACTAATACCATACTTTTCAGTACGGGCTATTTGAGTTCCTAATACCTCAGGAGTAGCTGTAATAATACCTCCTGCACTTGCATCCGACAATAAGTTTTTCTCAGCTAAAACGTAAGATATTTTATCTTCTTGCAAAGTAAGAATATCTGTGTTTCTACCATCCAATAATTGGATTGGTCCAAAAGAAGATTCGCAATGTTTAAAGTTTAAAAGTCCTGAGTTAAACTCATTTAATTTATTTATGTTTGACTCTCCATTATAAACGCCACTATAAGTAATATCTGAAAATCTATCAGCAGCTCTATAGTCTTGAGCAGCAACTGTAGTTACTCTTTCTCCAAAATTAAAAGACCTTCCTACAATGGAATCACGTATTTTATAACTTTCAGCTCCGTTTCCAAAGCAATAACAGTTAAAAAATTCAGTATCAATTAAAGCAGGAGTACCTGTTGCAATGTTTTGATTTTGAATATTTCCTCCGTGGTTTCCATCTATATCAATAGGAAATGATAACTCATTTTCAAAAAATACATCAGGCAATGAATCGGCAGGTTCTGTTTCAAATATGATTGTATTTTCTGCACGGAAAACCTCAATGTTTGCTGTAATATAAATTCTACGAGAATAAGGATAGTTTTTACCTGTACAACTATTTGTACTACTCCAACTAATAGTAAGTTGATTAGTAGTTGGGTCTCTATAAAATTGCCAAAAATTTATCTCTGTATCATAAGCAGTTAATTGAGAAGTTGTTCCCGGAACAAACTGATTTGTCTCTCCATCTCCTTTGTCAGTACCTGTATTTATAGTAAGTTGAATATTATCTCCAACAAACCAATCATACATATTATCATAGTTAGATGTGGAAGTATAAACTTTATCTAAAGTATATCCTCTTGCCTCACAAGCTCCTGCAACACCTGCTCTATTCCAATCTACATACCAATCAATTCTACTTCCGGCAGGTACAGTATAATCAATATACATACCCGGATTTGAAGGGTCTGCAATATTCATTGGGTATGTCAATATAAAATGGTCTCCCCCACTTGCCCAACCTTGTAATTGACCCGGTGCTATAACAGCATTTTCAGTTTTTACTAAATTAAAACTATTAGGATTTAATTTTATGTATAAACCTGCGGGAACATTAAGAAATACAGTTGGGTCAAGAATAGTCGGTATCTCAAGAAATCCTTCAGCTTGAGCTTGTTTCTCAAGAACAGTTGTATATACACAATTAAGGGTTGGTCCTTGAGTATCTGCTTTTACGATTAGTCTATCTCCATCTTCAACTTTTCTCATATTTTCTCCTTCAAGCAAAAGAAATGCTTCATTTGTCTCAGGATTAATAAAAAATAAATTACTATAAATAGTCTCATACCTTTCGGCATCAGGTTTAATTACAAACTTATACCTTGTAGCCCAAGCAGGAGCTCTTTGAGTAGGAGGTATTACAGCTTGAATACTGTTTTTATTTGGAGCATATCCACAAGGAACAAACTCTGCATTGTTAGTACTAACTAAAGCAGTTGTAGCCCTGTTGAACTCATCCATATATACTAATCCAACTTCATAACCTCTATTACTATGTAAACTTCGAGGACTTGCAATCTCTTGAAAAACTGCTGATGCATAGGTTACTTGATAATATTCATAACAAGTTTTTGTTGGAGTAGTTATGTTATCTACATACTGCATAGCAAGAAATTGTAAGCCAATTACAGTACTTGCAGGAGTAGTTATTATTTTTATTGGTTGTAATGTAGCTGTGATTGCGTTAATTCCACTTGCTTTTTTTATAAACGTATTAGGAGCAAGCCCTAAATTATTAGGCAATAAACAGTTAACAGAATCGGTAAATGTAATTCCATTACAAGATGTATCTTGACCTATTATAGTTGTTGAAACAGGAAGTATATTTAACGCTGTACCTACTGCGTTTTCAAATTGAGGACTCGTTGCTAATTGATATACAGAAGTGTAATTTTGAGTTAATAAAAAACTTAAAACAACAGACACTCCATCTGTTACTTCATCAGGAAATGGAGTATATCCTGACCATTGTTTGTGAGATATTGTAACATCTAAAGATATTGCAGCACCCTCAACTAAAGCAGAAGTTCCTAAATCAAAAGTTACAACGCAGTCAGCAATTGATAAACCTGTTGATGCCGGGTCTATGTTGTAAATACCGCTTTGTTTGCCATCTACTAATTCAGCATTTCCAATGACTTCTGTAATTAAAGTTGTAGAGTATTCAATTTTTGTTGGCTGACCGTTTTTATCAATTAAATCATACCCTTCCACATAATTACCATACATAAGTCTATTACCCATAATAGTTTGGGCTTTAGCAAAACGAGGAACATTATCGTAAAGTCTTAAAATTTCAGCTTCATTTAATACTGTAAATATTTTACTATTGTTAAATGAGTATTGTACAATTTGATTATTTGCAAATCCTGCTTCTGCTTTATCAATTTTTTGAATAATCTTAATTACATTATTTTCAGATTGCTTAAACAATAAATCAATTCCAACAACAAGAGGACCTCCTGTATTGTAATTTATAATTGCTGTATTACAAAAATTAGTCATTCCTTCATTTAGCATACTATTAACGCTAAATTGAAATTGATTAGGAACAAATGCAGGTGCAGACCATTGAGATGTAGCAGAATACTCTCCATCTATATATTTGTATCTGTATGCAAAACAAATAAATCTTGTTTCTAAAAAGTTTTGTTGACCACTTGTTGTAATTGGACTTACTTGAGGAGACTCAATAGGTGGTTTTTTTATAACAAGAATTGATTCATAATTTAACACATCAAGATTTGCTACCGGATTAGGGTAGTTTCTATCTATGTTTATGTTTCTTGGAGGATTATAATCATCTGTCCAAAATAAAAGGTTATCAATTAAGTTAACTCCTGTAATAAGGTATGTTGGATTAAAATTAAGAACTGTACTTATATTGCTTCCATCATTTATACTAATAATATGATATGTTAATATACTTGTTAATATATTAAAAGAAACAACCAAATCAAGCTTTCCTGTAGCTCCAACAGTAAATGCAGGATCGTGTACAAACCAATATATTGTTTCATTAGCACTATCCTCAATAGCTCCAATACATCTTGCACTTGTACTTAAAGGTGTTCCATCAATATATGCTAATGCAGTTAAAGATAAATTACCTTTTGTATTAGTAACAACCCCTACTTCAGCCATCTCCGTTGACCCCATTCTAACATTCATAGCATCAACATATTCGCCTTCAGGAAGCACTCGTTGGTCAACGATTTTATTCATTCTTCCTGCTAAAAAATTTCTTGTGAAATTTGCCATACTATTTGATTATCTTATCCATACCTCTTAAATTCATCAAAAGTCTTCCCGGATGAATGTTACTAATTCTTATTTTTGCATTTCTTAATAATGCAGTTCTATCTTTTTTTGCTCTTGCTACAATATATTCTTGAACATTAAATTTAGAATTTAATATTTCATATTTGATAGCAGCATAAATATATTGCTCAAATAATTTATTTACTGTAATTAAAGAGTTGTCTCCACCTTCCATTCCATCTGATACATACTCAAGAATACAAAGTTCTCCTGCCATACTTGAATCAAAATTTATAACTCCTGCTTTTTTATCAATTTTAAAAGTAGGATTAAAGTTTGCTGTTTCAGTATTTAATCCAAAAGGCGTACCTACATTATAATCAAAATACCACATCCCATCCATACACCATCCTGCTTGACCGTGGAATTGATTCCCTTGGTTTAAGTAAATGCTTTTCTTTAACCCCATCAATCTATCGTAGTCAATATCAGAATATTGTGGTCTAAGAATATTTCCATTTTGGTCAAATAATATATTTCCTTGTTGGTCTTGAAGATACGCATTAGAAGATATTGCTTGAATATTTTCAGTTAATGGTCTTAACCAACCATCTTTGTATAAAGAAATACGAACCCAATTCACATAGTCCGATGGAAGCACGTATCTTAGCGAATCTGCCACGCTTAACTCTAATATCTTGATTTCCTTAAACGCATCATAATTAAGCTCTTGTATGGCTCGTTTTGCGTGAAAGATTATTTTGTATCTCTCTTCGTTATTTATTAATGAATGGTTTCCTGAATACATCAATAAAAAATTATTGACTATATCATCTAAACTAACGTATTGATACGAACCCCAATTTGCATCTTGAGGTGTATTACCATTATTGTCGTAATATTCGTATTGCGATATATATGCCATTTCTCGTTATTTTTATTATTGATTATTTTGTTGTTCTTGAACCATTCCAAATTGAGCAACTTCAGTTTCACGAATTGAAATTCCACAATATTGAAGTATCTTCATTACTAATATATAATTATCTGAAAAAGGAAGTTCAAAATCTTGATAATCGGGTTGTGATTGGTCAAATGCCGGCTCTCCACTTACCAAGGTAATATATGTCCATTTTGGTGTTTTAGGGTATCTAAAATAAACACATTCAACTTTTCCTTTAGCATCTATGGTATCGGGAAATAACTTAATTGTTTCTTCCTCAAGAGTGTATGATGGATAAAATTCAGTTGGACTCGTTAAACTCGATGCATTAAGCATTGTTATTTTTCCAACACTAACTTTGTCCGCTTCTTTTACTGCTTTAGAAAGTATCAAATATCCTTGACCAATAGTAGAAAATATACTTGAAGTAAGTAAGATTGTGTTATTTGAGGCAACTACATTAACGCTTGATACAGCACCTGTTGATGTATTTACAACAATATCTCCTGCTACTATTCCATCTGTTAAAAATGTTGCAGTAGTGTCTTGAAGACCACTTGATACTACTCCTGTAATATTTCCTGAAGTTATTTCTTTTGTATGACAAAGCATTTTAAGAATATAATAATCATCATCTCCTGTTGTAGTAAGAGATGGTGCTGAGTATCTATTTGAGCCTAAATGTGCTAAATAATTTGTAACTAAAAAACCTTCAATGGTTTCAGCAATAGGTCCTTCAATTTCGGCATAATCACTTCCGGCAGTACGTGCATTTTCAGCATTTATAGCCTTGTTATAATTTTTGAAGTAATCTTCAAATATCTCCATTTGTGCATTTTCAGCAAATAAATTAAAATCTGATGGGGAAATATATCCGTAATTGTTCTTATTCAATACGGATAGCACTGTATTTCTAACTTCGTTTATCATTTTTTAAATCTTTTTACAAATATACATAAAAAAAAGCACAGAAATAATTCTGTGCTAATTTTCAAATAATGTATTGTATTTATTATTGAGGCAAGTTCGCCTCTAACATTTTAAGCGAATCAATACCTTCATCACTTGATAAGAATCCGGCTACCATATCATAAGGGTCTTCCCCAAATGGAACTGATAACATTTTCTTTTTGTTAGTTGGTGTATTAAACCAAACCTCTTTTTCTCCATTGCGTAATGCTAATAATTTTTCTTCAAAGAATAAACGAATCTTAGCTTGAAACTGTAGCTCAGGGTCATTCAATGTAGATAAAAATCCTCTTGGGTCATTTTTAGCAAACACTAATATGTCTCGCTTTAATTCTGCTGTTGAAATTGTTGAAGGGTCTTTCCCGAACATAACTCTTGTAAGAGTTTCAATTTGTTCAAGCGAAAGTTTTCTTGCCTCAACTAATGCATCGATTTCAATATCTAAATCTTCAACCTCGTCAGCAGCATCTTTTTCATCATCTACTTCAACGAATACTTTTCCGTTTAAAGGATGATAGTGCAAGAACTCTTGCAGCACAGGGTTTGTTCTTGGAACGCTTAAAAAGCCATCTTCAAACATAATAGGCTCAATAACTACATTACCATCTTGCTCATCCTCGAAAGGAGACTTTTGGTTCATTGCATATCTTAAAGCTCTGTTTTGATTCTTTTTTTCATCAAACCACATTAGTGGGAATCTTGGATGATTTCTTGATGCTAAACTATAGGAAAGTGGACTCCCTATTGTCAATTTGTAAACTTTGTTTACTGAAACTATTGTTGCCATTTTTAATAATGATTTAATTTAATTTAATTTAATTTTTAAAATATAAAAAGGAGAGTGTCTTTGAAGACACTCCCCGATTTAGTATATATTATCCGAAACGGAATAATACGAAGTTGTTCGCACCTAAAGTACATACACATCTTTCAGACAAGAAGTTAACCTCCATTGCATCTAAGTCAGATGTTTGAGCACCACCGGCAGAACCTGTAATCCACGTTTTGTATCTACGGTCTTCAGCTTCTGAAGCACGGTATCTAACGTGTAAGAAAGGTCGTTTTGCGTTTTTGCCCATAATTTGGTCGTACACTGAAGTAGAACCGGCAGGAACTAAAAGACCTGTGATTGTACCTGTTGCTGTTGCAGCGGCATTATTCAATCCACCTCTCATAGTTGGGTCGTTTAGGTATTTCCAATCAGATTTGTAGAAATCGTAACCTCTACGGAATCCTGTGAAACCTAAGTTCAACGCCATATCAACGTCATTATCGAATAAACCGAATGATGCTGATTGACCTACAGCTCCTCCGTTATAACCGTTCAATGTAGCTAACATATTGTCAATATCAAAAGACAATCCACGGTTAACGAATATCACGTTTTCTTCAATAGCTCCTTGTTTGTCTAAACGAGAAACGATTGTATCCCAATCAGGTAAAGTAGTTGGTGTACCACCTCCCCATACGTTTCCTCTTTCGTTAACAACGTAGAAGATACCTTGAGAACCCGCAGAATTTGCAACACCTGCTTGACCTAATGCAGCGATTGCTCCTGAACCTATTTCAGCAGGAACTGCTTCAATCATTGCAGTCTCGATGTAGTCTTCAAAACGTAAACGAGTTTCGTGCTCTGATTTCAAATACCACAAGTAACCTGTAGCACCATTCTCAGTAGTAACTTCAACCCATCCAATTTGAGCCATATCAGACCCGTTAACAGAATACTTATCTTTTAAGATAATAGGCTTGTTAGAGTAGATTTCATCTTCTGATTCTAAAGAACCAACCATTCCGGTAGTTCCTTTTTTGAACTCTGAACCGTAAATGAATACAGTACATTGAGTAGCTACAGCAAATGCTTGACCTGTAGCCTCGTAGTAAGCTACTGTGAAAGTAGTTGCAGAAGGAACAGCAGTAACGACTGCTTTGTTAAAAACACCTGTAGTGTTGTTTTGAATCATCACAGTTTGATTTACTCTAATTGCGATGTAAGTAACACCTGCATCAGCTACAGTAAAAGTCGCTGTGTTAGCGTTAATTGCTGCCGCAGAAGTGATGTTCGTGTATTTAATGTGAAGACGACCTTGTTCTGCCCATTTGATTTGGTCAGAGTTAGAAGGCATCTCTGCACCTACCATTCTCAAGAATGATGCGATGGTTCTATTACCATAACGCTCAAACTCT